AAGAACAATGACAGATAATTTTAATAGCAATAAAGATAAAACTATGAAAGAATTATTACAGTGGGTAGTTAAAGAGTTTGGCGAAGATATTAATTACCGTGTCAAAATGTCAGATGGGAAAGTATTTAAATCTCGTGACTGGGATAGATTGAACAGGGGGTTAGATGATAAACTTCAAAATGAATAAAAATAATCGTGAGAATTTAATTTCTAAATTAAGAGAATTAGATCCAACAAAGTTATGGGAAGTAATTGTGAGAAAACCTAAAAGCGTTAGAAGTTTAGATCAAAATGAATTGTATTGGGAAATGATTACTCAAATGGCTGATTATTTTGGCTATGAAAAATCTGAAATGCATTCCTTAATGGTTTATAAATTTTTAACTGAGTTTAAAGAAGTTTTTAATGATAAAGTTCCTGTAATAAAAAGCACTACTTCTTTAACTACATCAGAGTTTAATGATTACTTGGAAAAAATTAAAAGCTGGTCATTTGATTACGGATTTAGATTTGAAGAAAAGTGAACGACAATATCTAGCTCAGTTACATAGCTTCGGCTGTGTAGTGTGCCGAAAACATCTTGGCGTTTATACTGAGCCAGCCATGCACCATATACGTCACGGAATGGGAATGGGTATGAGAAACTCTAATGACATGGTACTTCCTCTGTGTGGTCCACACCATCAGACAGGCGGACATGGAGTTGCTTTACATGCTGGACAAAAAACTTGGGAGCAAAATTTTGGTACAGAAATAGAGCTTCTGGAATGGTTAAAGGAGCATTTATAATGTATGAATTTTGTTTAATTGTTTATTTAACAATGGAAGAACCAAAGTATATCGGCAATTTTGAAAGTTGTGCTGTAGCAAACAATTATGTAAAAGAGTATTATCACGATACTCCATACACTGTTTGTTTGCATGAAGACTATATTGTTTTACCATCTAATTTTATAAAAAAGGAAGTGCATTATGGGAAAAGGTAGTGGTCGCAGAATTGAAGATACTAAAAAAGTAGAATCAAATCCATTTTGGGAAAATACAACGTTCGCTAAAAAGCAAAAGGAAAAAGAACATGGCAGCAAGTCCAACACAGCTGACACTAAAAAAACTCAGGGATGATGGTTATAACACAGTAGCGATTACTGAAAAATGGAATCCACATGCTCGCGTTAGGCAAGATCTTTATCAATGTATAGACGTCTTAGCTATATCTGATGAAGGTGAAGTATTAGCAATACAATGTACTTCTAAAAGCAATATGAGTGCGCGTATACATAAGATAGAGGATAATGAGCATATATCAAATATACGTGCAGCTGGTTGGCAATTTGAGGTTTGGGGTTGGTTTAAAAATAAACAGGGACGATGGGAGGTTAAAATTGCGGACGTATCATAATGACGATCATATCTTTGAAGATTTAGATGGAAATAAAATAAAACGTGTGCAGTTGGTAGAAAAAATATTAACCTGTATTGGTGATGGTAAAAAAACATGTTTGGATATATCTAAAGAATTAAACTATAAATACCAAACGATTAAAAATATTTTACGTAAACTTGTATTACATGATTTACTTATTGCTACGCCGTCAAAAAATTTTACTTACTATTCGCAAATCAAGAATTCTTGTTTATTAGCAGATTTGCTTTATAATGAAGAAAAAGTATTAAAGAATTTTAAAATACTTAGCAGGAAAACATATACAGTTGAAGATGGTAAAAATGTTTCCTACGGTGGTAGTCATGGCTCAGATTTAAGAAGTGGAAGTATCTGGGACTCAATATTTGAAAATGGAGAGTAATATGGAACAAAGGTCAGAAGAATGGTTTAGAGCTAGATTGGGCCATGTAACAGGATCTAGAATGACAGATGTATTAGCTAAAATTAGAAACGGTGAAGCGTCTGTAAGAGCAAATTATAAATTACAACTGGTGACTGAAAGATTAACAGATGAGCCAGTAAAAAGTTTTTCAAACTCTATAATGCAGCAAGGGATAGACAGAGAGCCTGAAGCTAGAGAATTATATGAGCTTGAATACGGTCCAGTGCAAGAAGTAGGTTTTGAACATCATCCTACTATTGCTTGGTGCGGTGTCAGTGTTGACGGTTTGACTGAGGATAATGGAATTATTGAAATTAAGTGTCCTTTGGAAACGACTCACACTAACACTTTAATAAAAAAAGAAGTGCCGTCAAAATACATACCTCAAATTCAATGGGGTCTTGCTGTATATCAGCGTGAGTATTGTGACTTTGTTTCTTATAACCCTTCTTTTCCTAATGAAATGAAATTGTATGTACATCGTGTGGTGAGAGACGATGATTACATAAGAATATTAGAGGAAGAAGTGCAACGCTTCAACGAAGAAGTTGAAGAGATTTTAACTACATTAAAGGAAAATAATAATGGCTGAATATGATAACAAAAATACATTCGTGTTATTTAAGAATGATAAACAAGGTAATGACAAGAGACCTGACTTAACTGGAACTATCACAATGGAAGATGGTACAGAGATGAGAATGTCTGCATGGTTACGTGAATCTTCTAAAGGTACTAAATTTTACTCAGGACAGATTCAGGCAGCTGAGGCAAAAAAGCCGGAGACGGTGACAGACTCAATAGACGACATTCCGTTCTAGAGAATCAAAAATTGAGACTTGATCCGAAAAAAGTTAGATTTGATGGAGTGACAGTTGTACCTGAGAGGGATAATAAACGACTGTCTACTCAACATGAAAGGATATTTTCATTGATGATGGATAGACGATGGAGAACATTATCTGAAATATCTAAGTTAACTAATGCTCCGGAAGCTAGTGCATCCGCCGCTCTTAGAGATTTTAGAAAAGAGAGATTTGGTAGTCATACAGTAAACAGGCGCCATATCAAAAACGGTTTGTTTGCATATCAGCTAGAGACAAATGAAGGATAGAGTTGTGAGACACGTTCCGAAAGAGAACTTAAGATACATGCCAGAGTCTGGATCTGTATTGGGTGGTAGAGTACGGAATAAAGGTTTGGTAAGAGTAGTGTTAAGTCACTATTGGATACGTAACAACACTAAGAAGTACAATAGATTAATGGGGGAGCTATGAACTCCCCTATTAAACACAATCTTGTGTTTCAAGCAAACGATGTATATAGGAATTACTTATTGCACACATACATTGTTACCTCAAAACCAAAACGCATTTCTGTTGCTGATGGTGTTGTCCACATAACAAATCTCCTTTCTTCTAGATTTAATGTAATTATACGCTCCGGCATTAATTTTGATAAAAGTATAGGATTATTAAAGGGTAATGAAAATGCTTAATTATTTAACTATTGTATTACGTGTATTACTTGTAATACTATTATCTATAATATTATTTATTAATTATAGTTTATACAAAAAAACAAATTACTTAGAATTTTTATGTCACAAAGGAAAAGTTATTAAATCAATAGATAATTCCGGTGTATACTTGGAATTTTCAGGCATGTCATGTGAGCATACAAAAGGCATGTTAATTTTTAGGCCAGACAATGACTGATATAGTAGATAAAGTTTTAGACGCAATAGGTAGAATGCAGCAAGAAGAAGTAGACTATTATTTAGATGATAAATTTAATGAATTGATTTTGCATGTAAGGAAAGATATAGAACAACTTCCTAAAGATGCAATAGAGCCTACTCAAGCATTGATACAAACTGCTTTTGAGTATGGTGCAAACGCTGGGGTGAACTTGGTTACACAGCAAATTTCTAACGGTAGCGTTTATGATTTACCAGATGACGCTCAAATACATTAAGGGGTTATTATGAATGACGTAGTAAAGAAACCAAAATGGTATGTTAGATACGGTCTAGAATGTTATGACGTAATTAAGTATCTCATACATAAATTATCGCCAATTGAAGCTGTGCATATGGCTAACCATACTAAATATGCAGCTAGATTTTTAGAGAAACATGAAGAACCAAAATTGCAAGAACAGGATTTGGATAAAGCTAATGAGACTTGGAATTCATTTTATTTGGAAGCAAAGAAAAGATTTGTACCTAAAGGTCCAATGATTACACCTGATGAATGGATAGAAGATCCACTACATGACGAGGATTAATATGAAGTGTACTAAAAAACAACTAAAGATATGGGAAAAAAATTTAAAGCAGGGTTATAGGTTTTTTCAACCACATAACGCATTACAACCAACTCCACGCACTATGAGGGAAGTAGAAAATGGCTATAAAGTCGCCAACATTAAAAAAATGCTCGCACTGTAAAGGCCCTGCAAAATTTTATAACAAGAAAAAGTACTATTGTGCTTTTGATAAATATTTAAATGGATACTGCAAGAATGATAACAAAAAGAATAGCGATTGATGGTGAGTGGTTCACTATTCAAGTATTTAAAGAGGAAGATGGTTTAAGGATGGAAATGGTGCATGATATAAAAGGAAAGTTTTATAAAATGTATCCGGACAATAAAATTAAGATGGAGGATTTTTCTTAGGTCGTTTATCCCAGATAAGGGTTAGAAAGTATTTAATACCTTCTACCCTTTTTTCGTCTGTTAGTTTATTTAGAAATTGAACTCGCTGATGAAATGGTTTTTTACTCAATGATAACGCTTCACACCACAGCATATATTTCTTACTATAGTTATCAACAATCTCACCGTCAGGTAACTCAATCTCCCTGACATGTTTAATCGTCATAGTCCTCCATATCAGCGTATATAGAGTCTACAATTAATTCTAAAGAAGTTCCGTCAGTAAAATACATCACCATTGTATCTTCGTTATACACGACATCTACATGGCTAATTTGTTTATCTACTAACCAATCCGCTATTTCATTGATATCTTTGATTTGCATTTTACATTCCTATGATATATTCAGGCTTGTTAAAGTTTTTAATGGCTTTGTTTTTTCTACCCCACTTGCCACAACTCTTACATACAACTCTGTGATACATCCTGTTGGCATTACATGCATAACCTTTTTTGATTAAGTTTGTACTGCCGCAGTTGCTGCATACATCTTCTTTTGCGTAAAAATTCCAATTGGGATGGTTGTTCACCCAGCCAATTAGTTTTTGGTACAAAATTTCTGTAAGCTCTACATCCATCTTGTTGTACTTCTTCATTGTGGCCCATGCTTTTTTATTATTTGCCATGCATTGTATCCATAGCTCATGACCAGAATGAGGAACCTTTTTACCAAGCTTTAACGCCTGTGCTACATAGTCTAATTTATTACTAGGAAAGTTAAATTTACTTCTAACAGTTTTGATTAAGTCAATATTTTTATATGGACTCGGTGGATCTAAATCGTATTTAATAAACTCTTTATTGAGTGTAGGCATATCAAATTTAACGCCGTTGTATGTAATAATAGCGTCTGCCTCGCATACTAAATCATATATCTTTTTAATCATGACTTTAGGCTCATCTTCATGTACAGATGAGAACATGATCTTCTTTTGACCATACCACTTAGCAGCCCAGCACATGACATAACTAGACTCTATAATTTGGTTAATTCCAACGTTAGTTTGATAGAGCTGCCACACATGAGCTAAATTTGGTGACGTCTCTATATCTAATGTCAATATTTTCATTTTACATGGCTGAAAAATAAAGCAGCTTCAGCGGCCCTCCTTCTTTCTAGTCCTCTAAGTATTTTACCACCAGCTCTACGATACATAAGTAAAACATCTATCGCCCTTTCTTCGTCACCCCTAAGTAACGCTGACCGTACCGTGCTTCGCTGAAGCGTTCCCAAACCAAGATTAAAGCTAAAAGACACAAGAGCGTCAAACTGATTTTGTGTAAGTGGCACAGCAGGAAGCAAACGGCGTACTCCATTTTCAAAGCGTAATAAATCTTTTCTAAGTAAATCATCTACTTCTTCTTGGCTCCATTTTCTATCATGTTCTTTAGGTAGTGGGAATGTCTTCCGTTCGGAAATTTTAAGTCTGTGTTGCTGTGGTGTAAGTACATGCCCATAGCCAACAGTCCAGACCATAGCACTACACAAATAAGGCTTAAAACGACAACCTTCAAAATGCTTAATAAGTTTAATTCCTTCTTCACCAGTTCTCACTTCTTCTTATCCCAATGCCTTGATCCGAACCAGAACCCAATAATTGACGCTACGATAGCCATTTCCTCATCGCTAAATACTAATTCCATAGCAGTTGTAAAATCTACACCAGTTTTAATAGCCCAGATCATTCCGGCAACGTCAGTAAATAATAAGAGAAAAACAAAAATATAGGTGATAATGGGACGAACACTAGCACGGAGATTAACAACCCAAGAAGACGCATTGGCCGCCATGTCTGAGTCATGTTTGTAGAGAGCAACTCTTTCTTGCGCATAGGTTTCCATTTCCACTTGGTCAGTTCTAAACTCTTCAATGTTTTCTTGAGATGCATATCCAGCCTTTGCCAATTCCATAGCACGTTCCATTTCTAATCGTGCCATTGCTTGTTCATGTTTTTGATCACCTTTTTGTTTAAAAAAATCTAATACACTTGGTAATCCACTCGTAGCAAATCCTAAAATACCTGACAATATACTTAACACTAGTAGCTCCTATATTTCATTTTCATCAAAACCATACTCATCAGCTATATGTTTACGTAACTCTTTAAAGTTTTTATCATGTCTCAAATAAGACTTACCGTAATAATAATTAGCCATATGTATTATTTCATGCACCATAGACTTAATTAAGCTAGTTAAAAATCTATGTCTATCCGGACAGATGCCAATAGTATCTGGATCCGGTGTATATGTTGCCATGACATTATCTTCTACAGGCAACAGCTCAAACTCAATTTCATTTGCTGGTGGTAATCCAATATCTCTTAAAACTTTAGTAGCAAGCAACATCTCGTAGACTGCTTTGACAGTTTTAATGTCTATTATCATCTAGCCAATGGGTTAGTAACTGCACGTTTAACAACGTCTAATTTATCTTCAACGCTTTTCACTAATGTATTTACCTCACTCTTAATAGCATTGCCAGTAGCTTCTGTCTCACGCTGTGTTGCTTTACTTAGTGCTATTGCTTCCTTACTTAATGCATAAGAATCACTAGCCTTTTCTTGTAATCTTATATTAGCATCTAAAGCCTCTATTTGACGCTCTTTAATGCTATCTAATTGTGTTTGTAATTGTTGTATATCTCGCTTCATTCCACCTAATGATGCAGTAGCTTCAATAGTTTGATTCATCTTAATATAGAAACTGGTTAGACCATAACCGCTTCCCAAGACTATTGGAGTAATTAATATAATAATCCTCGCTATCGTCTTGCTTGAGAAGTTCAAGGTAAAGCTCTTCAGCTCTTTTATGCTCATTTGGCAGCTCCTGTAGTATACTAAACTGATCAGTCAGATCAGGCTGGTAAAATTTAAATACTTGATTAAAAATTTCTTGAGAAAGGGTTAGTCCAAATCCATGAACAATTTCTTTTCTATTATCAACGACCTCGTTTACATCTGGTTTAGAGTCTTTATCGTTCCCATCCTCTTTTTCTTCTTCTACTTGTTCTTCGCTATTGGTTTCATCGTTGACATCTTCACGGACCTCTGCGACAGCCTCATCAACAGGTTCTTGTGATGGGCTAGTCATCTCCGGTACACCGGCTGCCGGAGCAGTTGCAGTACCTACATTCATGGATGTGACAGGGTTTGAGATTGGATTGGTGACTGATATTGGACTTACTGGATCTATAGCGCTGGGCTTGCAAGTGTTTTCTGTTTCCATCCACTCTAGCCACACTGGTTCTCCGTAAGGGTCTGGACATGAGCTTATTCTTGTTTGAACAATCTGGCCTTCCATTCCAGAGTCGCATGCCAAAGTCCTAGAATCAGGTGTCGCAACGCAAGAAGGGGGATCCATAACGCAGAGATCAGAAGATAACGACCAATCAGACCAAGCCTGCAATTGACAAACATACGTTCTACTAAAATTACGTCCTCCGCTATAGTGAGGCTCGCAAGCTTCTGTTTTGTATTCAACAGTATCAACACAAAAGTCAATTTTATATTGATCGCACACTGGATCATCCGGCCTATAAGATACGCACCAAAAATCTCTAACGGCGATTTCAGGGTCAATATCAACGCAATTAAGCGATTCTTCAACCATGTAACCATCTTCATCAGGTGTGTACGTACAATACCAAGCATAAGCATTACTCCAAGTTAACGCCAGTAGTAACAGTAGGCGGTGTCCAGTCTTTACCATATTTTTTATGAAATACCTCTGGTTTTAAATCATACCAAGCACGAATAGCTGCATTGCCTATACTTCCATATATAGGGCAGGCACTTCCGGAATCTAGCATGGCCTCAAATATTTCAGGCTGTTGGCATAATAAGCTTACAGCTGCTACTTTTAGGCCCAAATCATTTAGCAATCTGGCCCTGCGCAGCATTTCGCAATTAGTGTCTACGATAGTTGCTCCACCAGATATAGATAAAACTCCAGTGTTAGCTCCCCCTGATACCCCTGCGCGGCACATGTCACTCCCATAAGCTGATATACTTGGGCTATAGGCTGAAGGCGTTGGCATGCCTTTATAATTTATTGTTGTTTCATCAGCCTTTGCATACATTACAAAGAATGCTATAGAAAACACAATCATGAGCATTATGAGTTCATCTTTCAATGACCTACCCATCCTCTCAATAAGAAAGCAACAATACCGCCAATAAACGAAGCAATAGCCATGCCTACCCAGAAACCACCTTTAGACTTATTAGCTAAAGCTAGCAGCTCTTTAAGATCTTTCTCCATTGCTGACTGTTGCTCTTTGAGTTGTTGTACCTCCGCCGTCAACCGGCCTATTTCGTATGGATCTATATCTTTCATATCTTCCTACTCTGTATAAGTTAATTGGTGGTAATGTGTATTCATCCCATTTAATCATGGGTTAGGTATATAGCCGCGTTGGAAATCAAATGCTCTTTCACCGACCTGCTGACCTGTTACTGTTGGTGAAGTTAATCCACGTCTTGCTTGACCTAATAAATTAAATACAACATTTGGAGCATTCACACCTTTTAATTCTTTAATTACTTTAGCTAAATCTTTGCCTTTATATGATGTAAGAATATCAATGACTTCTTTAGCAACACCTTGAGCCATTTGCTCATTAGCTATTCTAGAATCCTGTGCTAATACTCTAGTGACTCGTCCAATGACATCAAGATTTGGGTCTATGTCATATACATCGCCAAAGAATTGTTTGTATGCAGTTGCTCTTGGCATTGTTTGTGATCCAAACATTTTGGTGTATGTTTCAAACATTTCAGACTCAACAATTAAGTTCTTTTTAAATTTATCCCATGCTTTAGGGCTGTCTTTAAATGTTTCTTTTAACACTCTCATTCGCTTAGGATCTCTAATGAATTTTTTTGCTAAATCAGATGAGACTAAAAGCTGTTCACCCTCTTCAGCAACGCCCCCTAGAGCATTCATGATAGAACTTACAGCTCCGCTTCTAAATGCTTCTTTTTCTGACCTTGTCATGTTTTTAATCATAGACGCAACCATATCTGGGTTATCTAACATATCTTTTTTAAATACATTAGCTCCAAGATTATATGAGTCTAAAACTTGAGTATCGCCAGCAAAGATGTTTCTAGCCGTCTGGTACGTTTTATTTTTACTATCTATATAGTTTAGTAGCTTAGATCTAGTTTCGCCCTTAGCGCCAAGCATATAACGTCCTACGCCAGTCATTGGTGATTTATCAGCAAAGATTTGATCATCTAGGCCCATTTTTAAGAAATGCATAAATTCAGTATCAATTTTATCTACCTGTTTAAATGCACCTTTGTTTACTAAATCCAGAAGTTTTTCTGGGTCTTGTAAATCTTTTGCGTTTAAGTTTAGCTTTTTAATCACAGCGTCATCCATAGCATATAATCTACCGTTACCTCCTAAAATAGTTTTAGGAAGCTTAACGCCTTGTTCGTTAGCTAAATCTACCGCTGTAGCATACGCTTTTTGCATGCTAGGACGTTGCAATATGCTCACCAGCTCATCTTCTACTGGTATTTGATACTGGAATGCCTTTTTGTATAATTTATCCGCTACATTGCCTCGTGCAGCTTTAATAGCAGATACTTCTGTAAACAATTGACCACGCTTACCAAAAGCTTGAGTTGTATCATTTTGCAATCTAGTCATCATTCCTGAGTTACGTTGCTTTAAGAAATCCATAGCTTTTTTACTATTTGGATTTGGAATCATTTTAGCAATGTCTAGCAACATTCTAGGATTGTTACCTAAATCAGCTAGTGTGTATTGTTTTCCTGTCACTTTAGAAAACTCTACTAATGCTTCATCTACTGAACCAAAATCCATTTCTAAAACATTTTTAACTTTTTCTAACGCTTGCTTTCTTTGTTCTGTTGTTTGCGGTCTTAATCCAGACATAATCCAGTCTACAGTTTTACCGCCCACGTTTTGTATGACACCTAAACCAAAACCTAATCCAGCTCCAGTTGCTCCACCTAATATTGTAGATGTAGTTTGCTGTCTTACGTCACCTTCGCCTGCACCAAATCCAGCTAAACCGCCAACTAACCCAGTTTGCGCTATGAGTTGAGGAATCGTTTTTACAGCAGTTGGGCTACCAAACATACCTCTAGTCATATAAGCTGAGGTCAAGCCCCCTCCAATCTCTAAACCTAGTGCAGTCTTTGGATACTCTTCAGCAAATTGTTCTTCACTAATACGCTCAAGACCTGTAGCAAGCTGTCTAGGGCTAACATTGACTGGTTCACCCCCGTATAAGTCAAACTTTTCACCGCCTTCAGTTTCAAACTTTAATCCGCCAGCCAAGACGTCAGATAACTCTGTAAGTTTGTCTTTGTTAATTGCCAAGTTAAGTAATCCAGTAATTTCATCACCCCAGTTAGCTGTACCGCCTTTCAAATATGATGAGAAACCTTGTGGCGTAATTGCACCGTTTTCCATGAACTGTTTTAATTGCACACCTTTAGTATCTAGATTTCCAGATATTTCAGCATCTTGTAATGTTGCATATAGGTCACGTAAAATCTGTGTTTCTATTTTACCTGCTGACTGTGGTGGAGTTGTGCGAAATGATGGTATTTTAATATCCTGTGTAATATCAGGAGTAACTGTAATACCTTTTGAAACTAATGGATCTTGAGCCATGTATTATCCTTACTTAAATATACCTTGAGATGTATCTTTATTTATAATATCTGTTGCTGACTGAGCTGTGCTAATTTTTTGTAATCTATTAGCTAAATCAGTAGTTTGATATTGTCTGTCTTTTGCAATTTGTTGACCTGTTTGCAAAATAAATGACTTTAATTCAATCCTTGCTCTGTTTGGATCTTTAGCCAACATATCGCTATTTGCTAATTCCCACTCAGAAACTTTAGCAGATAACATTTGTCTTCTTGTTGCAGACTCTTCTAATGCATCAAGCATTAATAAGTTACCTACTGTAGATTTACCAAGAGTTGGACTTGATTCAACAATAAATTGTAAGTCACGGTCAGTTGGGTTAACACCAAGCTGTTTAACCAATGGTGCCACCAATTTTTTACTGATAGCTTCAAACTCTTCAATTTTTGCCAGATCATCAACGTTATAGTTTTTATCAAATAATTGACCAAATCTAGTAAGAGTTTTTGCTGCTTCAGCACCCCAGCCAGTAGCAAGGCCTTTGTCATCTGCACCTAATGGCGCGATAATATCCTTCATACGTTTAAATGATGTTGCTTGACCTATAGCATCATTGCCTGACTGTGCAATCTCGTCTGATAACTTAATGTATGAATCGGAAGCATTACCTTGAGAAACTGTTTGGACGTTAGTCATAACATTTCTACGTGCTTCTGCCATTTGTTTAATGTAATTTAAGAATGCAGGGTTTTTTTCTGCAAAAGTAAATTCTTTAATGTCTGGAGTAAACATGTCTTTACTAAATTGATATGCACCAAAACCTTCAGGATCTTGTTGCATCATTTGATATGTTCTGTAACCTTCTGGTAATGCTTTAATTTTATCTAATTGCATGTCTTGTAAAAGTTTTTGCAATTGGAATGAGTCCATAATAGATTTATCGTAAGCATTGTATGTTGCTTGAGCTGTAGGAATACCAGACCTTACAAATGATTGAAGTGCATATGGCACTGCAGATCCGTAATTTTTATTTTTAGGTGTTGCTAAGAAATCTAAGAACGCCATACCAGCGCCACGCTTAGCAGATTGCTTACCTATTTGTTGCAATTGTTCAGGAGTAACTGCGCTAGATAAAAATGGTGAAGGTTGAGTAAAAAATAATTTAGATGGATCATCAAACACGCCACCTGTTAATTTATTAACTCCAGTGCCAATCTTACCAGCTCCAGCTGTAATATTTTGTATGAGTTGAGAAAGATCTATTGCCATAATATTATCCTAATAAGCTTCGGTTGTATAAAGAGTAAGGCATTTGTTTCTTCTGCACGCCTGCTAATAATGTGTCTGAGAACTGACCTTTAGCGCTTTTATCAAAACCACCCATGTCAGGCTCATAAGCTGTTACACGATTTGCTGTATTAAAGCCTGTCATTGTAGGTTCTTGTATTGGCATGTTTTGTGTTTCTGGTGTTTGTACGCCAGCTAATACGCCAGTTGCCGTTGCTTTAGGATTATCAGATAAAGCATCTACAGCTGATCCTAAGTTATATTCGCCAATGCCAATTTTATTTAAGATGTTGTCTGAATAACCTCCGCCAGTGGCAATCTCAGGTACATCAGTCATAATTGCATTAGATACGCCAGATGGGTTAACAACTCCGCCAGCAGTGTCAAACATACCTTTAGATCCAGAATACATGCCTGCTGTTTTTGGGTCCATTAATGGAGGTAGACCACCCATAGTGTTTGTTACTCCACCAGAAATACCACTTTGTGTAAATGGGCTAATTAACTCTGGGTTACCATATGTTGCATTAGATACAGCACCGGATGTAGTAGCTGCAGTTGTTCCAGCTGTCTCACCAGCTGCAGCACCAGCTCCACCCATACCACCTAACATACCTGCACCAGCTCCACCTAATAGTGCGCCAGTAAAAGGATTTTTACCCATTGCCGCAGATGTTAATCCACCTACTGCAGCACCAATCATTACGGTTGTTGGATCTACCATTACTTAACTCCTTTAATTTTGCCTACTAGATAGCATAGTGGCTCAAAAATCTTACGATATATGCGACCTAAATTATCACGCTTTTTACCTTTAGCTTCTAACCAAATATCAGCTGTTCTATGTTTAACTAAATGCTCTAATACAGCACGAACTGTTTTATTCCACCACTTATTGCCCATTTTGTATGAGATTTTCACTAATGGTAAGAACATGGCATGATATCCAACTTCGTGTTCTTTTTTAAGTTTATCTTTAGAATATTTAAGCCATACAGCGTTTCTAAATGATCCAAAACCATACATTTCGTTCATTGCTGTGCAAATAATTTTTCCACCACCACCACTATCTTGAGTTGTAGTTTGCTGCATAGGAACAGGTGCGCCATATACACTACCAAGATAAGCAGATAGTTTTTGATATGGTTTTTGTTGAGAGTAGTTAAATCTTTCTACGTCAGATGCAAGTTTTTGTGAGGCGTAGTCTTCGCCAATTTGACCTGCTTGTAACATTCTTTCAATGTCTTGATAATCAGTTGCAGCCATTGCAGGAGCGTTAGCAACTGCAGCATCTTGACGCGCACGTTCTGCGGCGTAATTAGAGTAACTCATTTCAGCTGCTTTATTTGCTAATGTATCTGCTAAGTTTTGTGATGCTCTAGATTGTAATTCTTGCATTGCACCAGATCCATAACGACCTGCAGAAGATGATCCAGATTTAATACCTTGTAATGCATCATAAAATTCTTTACTTGCTGCTTTACCAGCACCTGCCATTACTTGATTAAAATATGGATTGTTTTGTAAATATTGTCCACCAATTACATCGCCCATTTGTTTTTGGGCACTAGTTACCAATGGAGATCCTGCAGCTGCTCTTTGTTCAGCAGATTGCAATGCACTTAATGTAGTTTGTGATGCAGGGACATATGTGTCATATGGATAGTAATCTGGGCCTTTTGCCTCATATAATCCTTTTGCTTCATCAAGACCAAAGGTTATATATTCTTTTAACCATTCTGGAATATCTTGAGTTGTGCTAGACGAACCACCACCGCCGCCGCCACCTCCAAACAATCCTCCGCCTCCACCCCAAAAGGTGCATAATTCAATAGGCAGTGTTAATAATTTCCACATTGATAACATAATTTACTCCAAAGGTAATTCATAAAATTTAAATTTAGATTTGTAGCCGTCATGCTTGAAGACTTTTTCCCAACCTCTTCTGCCAAATGACTCTATTTGTTTACATTGAGTTTCTTTAGCAAAATCTTGTAATACGCTAAGCATAGGATCTTTCCATAACTTCAGATCTTTGCCTGCTGTAAAATGCATTGATAATGATTTTGTCTTTGGATATGTAACAATTTCAGTAACTACAAATCCAAGTATTTCTTTATCAAATGCTACCCATAATTGTTTATTTAGTTTTTTTGATTCTTGAACAATGTCATTTGCATCAAATCTACCGTAAGTATATTTTGCTGCACTTTTTAAAAATTCAGGAATTAATTTAACTACTTTGTCAATATCTGGTTTTGGAACTAATATAATATTCATAGGCTCAGTAAATAGGTATTTGGTCTAAATCCTAATTTACCTGCTACTTTTTGCCATGCTTTTCTGTCTGAAGAAAAGGTAATGGTTTGAATATTATCTTGTATTGCAAGATCTTTTAATAGGTTTAAACCAACCTCTAGTTGGTCAGGTTTTTCACAATATGCTGTCCATATATGCATGTTCTGATTAAATATCTGAACCGCAACAAAACCAACATAGTATTTATTATTAACTAATAAATATAATTGAGTTCTGCCTTCATGAACATCACAATAAAGATCTTCAGGAATCCATCCGGTGATAGATTTCGTTACTAGCTTATCAACACCTTTTTTTATTGTTGGCCAATAGCTTCTAATCTGTTCAGGACGTACTAACTGGAGTATCATCCAACTATTATATAACTATAGGTTTTATTTGAGGTGTTATTTGCAAAATGAGTGATAGTAGCTTCGCCAACAGATTGAGAACTAACGTATACATTGCCATAGCTTCTGCCAGATACCATATTTAAAGTTAATATCACTGATGGAATTGCAGGTCTGACAAATGGTGTAGTTTGTGGACCATCATACCAAAGCTCTACTCCAACATCTGACACTCCACCTGCTACTTCTATATAATCACCAGCATCTAGTGATAGAAAAATATTCATCGCACCAATTAGTTCAGCTGGGTCTCCAGAAGATTTACGAGCAGGCAAACCAAACCGACTTGCAGAGTCTGCTACATCAGTTCCGTTGATGCGAAACCAAACATCTGCGTATTGACCATCGTTAGTTGTGTTAATTAACTGCAGCGAATACATCACATTGTACACACCTGCATCTCTTACATATATTCTTGATGCGTTTGTACCATCTTGGTATATACCATTGTTTTGTGTAATGTTATCAAACTCTACAACTGCTGTTGTTCCTGTAGATGGAGCAGTTTGTCCAGTAGTAGAATTAATTTCACCATACGGCAAAGCTGACTCTTCAGAACTTAAACTATCTGGAGCTAATAAAATAACTGAATCAGGAC